CGTTCTGCCACCTCGGTAGCGGAGGCTGGAGTCCTATCTGGATTGCCCAGCATATCATTGTATAATGCGCGTTTGATATTGAGACGCATGTCCGAGAGTATAAGTTGTGCAACATTAAAATCCCCTGCGGCTTGTATAGGTTGCAACCCCGCAGAACCCATAGCTTTTGGTATGATCGACCCCGGAACCAAATTAATTGTATCAGGATTAATTACACCATCATCCTCCATTTGATACACGCCAGATATTGCCATCTGCGCATTCTCAAGAATGAGTTCTACCGTTAGGTTAGTTGTTTTAATTGCGCTAAGCGCATTGATAAGCGGTCCTCTGCCATAGACTTCACCAGCGCACTTAGACCATCGAAAGCAAATAAAAGGATTAGATCCTATACCCTTCATTGTTTTTGTATAAATAACTGTGTTGGTTGTCATGCAGAATGCATAGCTTAGATAGGCTTCTTCATTCTTAATGGAGTAATCACGACAGATAAGCTCAAGCACAGTTGTTGTTTTATCTGCGCTGTTGGTCATCATTGATTGCAGTTGAGGATTTAACTGAGCCTTGGGATATAGAATAGGCAATTGGTCAAACCGAATACCCTTGCGCTCACGATAAACATGGTCAATTTTATCGTCGGGGCCAGTATCCAGAATGACATGAGGCAAAGGGATAGCTGAGAAAGAAACTGGTTGTACTGCATCCCCCTCTTCGCAAACCAAAACACCAGTCCCGACTGCCAGATCCATAAATGACTCATGGACTTCTTGGGCAAAGTTTGAGTTTTGAATTACTTCAAAAACATATTCTGTAACTTCATCAAGTTCATTATTAATGTCTTCGCGGTCTTCTTTAGGAACTTCAGAGCCAGCAGTAAGATCTGCCCACCTTGCAAAGTTTGGCACAAGACCAGACTGCAAGCGCGATGCAAACTCCTGCACACCTACAACGGCAGTTTCATCAAAGATCTTATCGTCCCTGCGCTGCCCAATAGTTTCGTGATAAAATGACTCCCGTTGCGGAAGAGAATACTCATAGCACTCCTCAAACAAAGGAACGAAATTTTCGCGCTTAGACTTTGCGCGTTCATAGCGCTCTAAGTATTTCTTCGCTACGGGATCAGTTATCATGAAAAGAACCTATTATAGTATCCAATGCCGCCACCCATTCCGGTGATTAGGCTTCGACGCCCACGGGAGCCAGACCTTCTTCCTTGGCGTCCCGTTGGCCCAAGCGCTGATTTCTGACGCTTTAATCTTTCCTCACGGGATTTAGCAAAGCTGATTGGCTTTTCGCTTACTTCTTCACCAGTGCGAGCCGCGGTTACAGCTTTAGCTGCATCCGTATCCGTAGATATTAAAGACTTAACGGCTTTTGTTTTTTCTTTCTGTCTGTTTAAGCCTTGAGACATTGGGGCGCTTTGCTCTTGCTTTTCTAGCTCTAGCGCTTTTGCCTTGGCTTCTGCCGCTTCACGATCAGCAATCTTTTTTTGCTCAGCCGCTTCTTTTTCTTGCTTCTCTTGCTCTACATCTATTTTCTTGCTGCCTTTACTTTTACCGCCACCAAGACACATCGCTCACTCCTTTGCTCGTTTACTCTGGCATATGCAGAGAAAATAAAAAAATGCAACGCACAATTACATTCTAGCCCACAATCCCTGTCTTCTTTGTGGCTTTTTCTTTTGGAATACGTCAAAGTTACGTTTTGCAATTACAGGTCTAGCTGCCGGTTGATTGTTTAGCAAGGCTCTGCCCTCACCAGCCCCAAGCATCATGTACTGCAATGCGTCATGAACGTGGCTATACATATTCTTATCTGGCTTGTCGGCATAGCGTTCACCACTAACTTCCATGCGGCGATACTGATAACCACCCTCAAAGCCTTTAATCAACTGTGGGCAGCGACGATCAACAAGAAAGGCTGGCTTGCCCTCTACCATTTTGTTTAACGGCGCAGCCACCGCTTCCAAGCGGAGATCAACGGAATTAGACGGTGCGGGAAATGCGCGTAGGCCAGCACCTCTAAGGATATGGAAAGGGGTAGATTCGTCCGTTTGCGCCCGAAAGTCACCAGACGGATCGCCATATATAAGAACGTCACCACACATAGAGAATCGTGTAGCAATCTCTTCGCGGAGGACTTCAGCGAAACGAACAATCCCCATGTCAAACGCAACGATTTCAGATTGAACAAACCAACGTCCTCTTATCTTTTGCCCTATTGTAGCGGCTGGTGTTAGGCCAAAGTCCAAGCCAATGTATAACGGAGCGCCAGCGGCAACTGGTATTTCTTCTTTTGCAACATGAGTATCTGCAACAAACATTGGGTATATCGGCTTTCCGTCCTGAATAGACCCTAGCCTATTCATTACATAAACATCAATCCAGCTTTTCGTCTTACCTTGTATAAGATTAGGATAATACGACTTCATCATGTTCTTAGTGTTTTCTGCATTTGGATTAGGCTTGTAATCAGATACTTCGCCATCCTCATCATGCACTTCAACCATACCATTAGGCTGCGTAAAGAAGCTCCAGTTGGTAGGCTTGACTAACATCTTAGCCTGATCGCGTGGAATGTGATCTGGTACTGGAACCTCACCAGACATAATAGGCCACCAATGATCTTCTTCAGGGGCATTAGTATCACATATTACCCCTGTCCAAGTTGGGCCACCGTCACGCATAGAAGGAAAACGACCAACGCGCATGGTACACGCATCAACAATTGACTTGGGTATCTCCCTTGCCTCATTGATCCAAATGCCCGTTAATTCTAGGGAGAGCAACTTCTTAACGTCTTCGGGTCTATCTAAAGCAAGGAAGATAACTTCAAGATCCATGTCACCCTTTTTAATATGGTGGGTGTACGGCACAGACCAAGTAAACTTGCCCCAATCATTTTCTGGGAACCAATCAAGCCAAGTTTTAATAGTGGTTGTTCTAAGCTGCGGGTTGGTATTACGAATAATAGCCCATCTGCTTTTGCGTATTCCGTTCTTGTCTTTATCTTGACCAAGGGCGCGGCGAAACACTTCAACGCAGCAGCCAACAGATTTGCCAGAACCTACTGGCCCTCTAACGCCACGAAAGAAAGTGTCATCTTTCATAAAGGCTTTGAGTACATCGCCATCAGGCTTGTACTTAAAATCAATCATCTTAAACCTTTGTCGACTCCAAAGCGGATCATGTCTTGCACTGTCTCAGGCGCAATGCTGTCTATTAACTGGTCGCACTTGTAATCATCAATAAAGGACTCACCCATCTTATCAATGACATACTTAAAATGAACCTTGCGCACTATCTTGCGCAACATGCTAAGCTCTTCTTGCTTTAGCGTAGAAACAAAACTCATGTTCTGTACTGCCTTACCTTCCGAGCAATTGCTTTCGGTTGAGCCACAAACTGCTTGCCCTTAGCCTTGCCCTTTCGTTTAGCTCTGGTTGTAGCTGCATATTCAGAATCACTAAGAGCAGCGATAGCCTTAGCAGGCAAGTAGCGCTCACCAGTCTCACTAGACTTCTTGCCAGACTTGGTGCGCCACTTCTGCTTGCCCCAACTTAATAATGATTTCTGCGGAGCCTTCATTAGTTGGTCTTAGGTTTGTACAAGGTACGCTTAGAATATTCTTGAGGCATCATCATTCTGCCACCAGCGCCGCCACGTTTTAATAAGGAGCGCCTAACTTTAGACGAGCCTTTTGTATCACCCGCCCTCTCCTTGTCGGCAATTTTTTGCTCTTGCTTTAGGGTCCTAATCTGCGATCTAATAAAATTTAAATTAGCCTTATTAGGCTGCTTAACTTTCTTTTCATCTTCAAGCAAATCAGATAACTGACCAATGTACTTTTTAACATCAACATTTCCATCAGCCTTTTCGCGTATGGATAAAACCTTATTAGACAAACTCTCGGTTACACTCATTATTTATATCCTCCACCAGCGGCCTTGTACCGCTTTGCTAAGAGTTGCGCCTTCCTCGCTGACCACTTGCCAGCAGCAGTGCCCTGAACGTTAGCCGCCTTTATGCGCTGAAACAAAGACTTGCGCATCTTAGGTTTAGTATAATTACCCGCCGCGTTAACAGCCATTACTTCTTCTTTCCACTTGGCTTCTGCTTGGGAGGGCGACCAACCTTAGTTCCATAAGTTCCTTTACCTTTAGGCATTATGCTTTCCCCTTATTCCGCTTGCTGATTGCCCTTGCCTTTGCCTTTGCGTCTGCTTTGCTGCTTGCGCCCCACGCTCTTAGGCTTAGAAGTAATCTCGTCGGCTTGCCCTTGCTGTCGCGCTCCGGTCCTGCCATCCCGCCCATCCTTGCTAAGAAGCTGGCCCTTCTTGGGTTGTCTCCGCTTTTTACCGGAGCCTTTAACGTACCCTTCTTGTAACTCGCGCGACCCTTTGCGTTTAACCCGCCCTTCGGGTTCTTGCCCTCTTTCCGTGTCCAAGCTGGTGTTCTTGACATGATGAATCCTTACAGCACTAAGAACGCCAACCCTCACTAATCAGCACTCTTATTTATATGTTTCCCTTGCTTATCCCACATAGCCTCTATCGCCTTAGCTTGCTTTAAAAGCGACTGATACCGAGGATGCTTATCACGCGCATACTCAACAACCTTCCTAGAAGTATTCCGATACCGCCTCAACATCTTATCAACAGTAGTAGCGCCAACCCTATCCTTGGCAGCGTCACCAACCATCTCCTCATACTTGGCAAGCTCAGAACTCAAACGCTCATAACGCTGGTCAATAGTCTCAGGCTTCTTCTTAGGTCTAATCATAATTTGCCTATAGCAGATAAAATATTTTTAGGCGAACCTTTTTTAAGAAAAATGTTAGTGAGAGACCACTGACATTACAGAGACTGCAGTTTTTGACCCTACCCCCTAGCAAAAGGTAAGCAGCTATGAGGAATTTACCCAAGGTCAATGCTTACACGAATATCCCCAGCTACTTGCACTTGGCTTCTATCTATTGGCTTATACCCAGCGCGGTCTAGTAAATCCTTGCTAGCCTCAAGCTGGACATATTCGCTCTTGGCCCCTGTTGCTAGCCGCCTAACAGTTCCAGCAGCAAGGGTAGCACTGATTCCAAATTCCTCATTCATCCTAGTCATCAAGTACTGTTGCACATGAGGGAGCTTCATAGTCTTACACGCAGTTACTCTTCCGGACTCACCTTTAGCATAACCTGCTTCTTTAGCTGCCTGTGCAACAGTACACCCTTTTGCTACAAGCGTGTCGACAAGAGCTGTCTGTTTCACAGTAAGCTTTTTATTAGTAGGAACGTTCATTGATTATCTCCATTGGCTGGCCCCCCCTTCCCTCTTCCCCCCCATTCCTACGAGCTTACTGTGAAGCCTGTCAAGAAGTTACGCTACGTCACTTGTGTTTCTTAGCATGTCAGCTACTACATGT